ATTGTTATACTAATACCTTGGCATAAGGTAAGTAAAAATAATAAAGGCTCATTAAAAAAACTAAGTGTTAATAGATTTAATTATAGGCAGAATAATCCACCAAATCTAAAAGGCTTAGAGGCTTCAACTACTACAAAAAATAAAAAGCATAAAAGCAATACTACACCATTAGCCAGAACATTTGACTGCTAAGTAAGTATTAAATATTAAGTATAAAAAAAGCCCGTCCATTTCTGGTCGGGCTTTTTTTGTGCAATAAAGCACAGCGCATGGAAAACTTTCTACAAATAGAAAGTAGGTCAATATATGTTAAATTTGAAGAAACAATATTAAAATGGCGAAATTTAAAGCGACAGACCGATTAACGTTTGGTGTTGATGGTAGTATTATCATGGTGCCCAATAAAGACCGCGAATCTTATTTTAAACAAAAGTTTGGACTTGAAAAAATAAAGGAGCAATCATTTGTCAAAAGGAAGAAAATGTACTTAGATGAAGATGGCAACGAGAAACCAGGCATGACTGGAAACGAACGATACACGCCTAGTTCTTCTGATTTAGTTCGCGTTCCATTTAGGGCTTTATCTGCAACAGTAGTAGCAGCAGGAACTTGGAGGGCTACAGACTTTACTGACGAAGCGGTTTTAAGAAGGTCTGTAAAAAAATTAATAGGCAAAAGTGCTTTCGTTATGCACTGGCAATACACTGATGAATGCATTGGAGCTATAGAAACAGCATCATGGTCTGAAAAAACGGCACAGGACGGTTTGATAATTCCTGCTGGAATTGATATAGTGTATTTGATAAATGGAGAACATAACGAAAAGTTATGTAGTAACCTTTTAATGGAACCTCCTGGCATTTATTCTAACAGTGTGACAGTAGAATTTGAATGGGAGCCATCCCATGATAATTTCAAGGACGAGGACCAGTTCATGCAGTCAATAGGACAAGTTCATGCAGATGGAAGAATGGTAGCACGTAAGGTAATTGATTTAGTTGACTACCATGAAAGTTCTATTTGTTGGCTAGGTGCTGATCCATTTGCAAAAATGAAAGACAAGGAAGGAAAATTAATCAATCCAGAAGAAGGGGCAGTATTTAACAATGCTAATCAGTATGTAAAAGAAATGTACACAAAAGAGCGACATTTCTTTGCATCGTATTCTTTTAAAAAAGAAGGTATATCTTTGACAAATAAAATCGTTAAAAATTTAACAGACATGGAGAAAATATTATTAGAGCTTGCTCGTAAATCTTTGGGATTAGCAGCAGATGCTGAGGTTACCCAAGCTCACATTGATTCATTAGTACTTGGAAAGAAAGACGATCACACGTTGTTGCTCTCTAAAAGCAGCAAAGTTGAAGGCCTTGAAAGAGAAGTAACGGAATTAAAAGCCAAAGGTGATACTGGTGCCTTGACTACTGAACTTGAAAAAGTAAAAGGTGAGAAAACAGTATTGGAAGGCGAAAAGGTTTCTTTAACTGAAAAAGTTGGAACATTAGAACCAATGGCTTTGATTGGAACAGCACATTTAGCTGCTAAAAGGGCTGAGGTAGTAAGGTTATATAAAGCGGGTTTAAAAGGAGTGGCAGAAGATGCTACAATGCTTGACAACTTTACCAAGTCAGACAGTAAAGGACTGGATTCATTCCTTACAATGTTCACCAAAGGAGTTGCAGAGAAATTTGAAGCTAAGTGTGCTACATGTGGCACTACAGAAATTGAATTTCGTTCTACATTTGTAGAGGCAGGCAAAGAAGGTGATAAGCAAGAGCGCAGGCATTTAGGACAGCAAGTTCGTTCATAACTTGCAATTCAAGAATAAATTATAAATTTGACAAACAAAATTAATTTTTAATAAAATGAGTACAGAATCAATAAGCCCAGCAAGCATCACCTTACACAAGCATTACGAAAGTTATGGTGTGTACATCACTTTAATTGATGGCATGGCAGGGGGGAATAGGTGTAGAATAGGCCAAACCGTAAGGATTAGCGCTAACAACACCGTAGTACCATGTACGGCAGGAACAGACTTGTCTATTGGAGTAGTTACCGATAATGATGATAATGATGGAAACAAAGTTACTGTTCATGCCAATATTTTGAGAACTAGTTTGGCAATTGCTAAAGGTGGCACTCTTGCAGCAGGAGCAGTAATAGTTCCAGATGGCACAGTAAATGCGGATGGACTTCCTGGTTTTGCAGCAGCAGCAACAGGTAACTTTGTGCAAGCAGTAGTTTTAAGAGGTGCAACAGTTGGACTTCAAATTACTATCTTGCATTTGCGTTCATGTCATACAAGAGCATAACAGGTATTTAAATTTAATCATAAAAAATAATAAATTTTTAAGCAATGGCAATCATAAAAGAAATTTCCAGATTGGAAAAACACTTCAAGGAAATTAACTTGAATAAATCAGTAAGCGGTCTGGAAGCTGAGAGGGATGTTAGAGATACCATCCTAAATGATATTGGTAATTTAGCTAAGGAAGTTAATGAAACTCGTAGAGGATTTGTTTTGGAGAATGGCACTAAAATGTCACCTCATTACATATCGTTTGGTGAGGCATTAACTGCAAGATACGGATGTACTCTTTCGCAATTCCTTGGTTCATTAGGAGTTTATCAAAAAGAGCACAATTTGCTTGATCTTGCTCGTGTATGCGGACAAGACAATTTAAGCAAGCAAGGTGTTGAGCAGTTAATGATTGACATGAGTCAATTCAATTCTTCACCTGTTAATACTGGAACTTTCCCATCGGATTGGAGATTTATTATTCCAGAGGTGTTTGCAGAAGCGGTTCGCACAGGTTATTTACATGCAGCATTGCATGGCAGTTGGATTGCAGGTACACAAAACATGACAACACATAAGTTGACGATGCCACGTATTGAGAGAGGTGATGGTGTTCCTTCAAAGGTTGCAGAGGGTGCAGACATTCCAGTTGGAAGCATCAAGTTTGGTAAAAAGGATGTAAAGATTTTTAAAATTGGTACTGGCTTCCAGATCACTGATGAAATGGTGAACGATTCAGCGTTAGACTTAGTATTCTTATTCTTGCAGGATGTTGGTTCTGATATGAGTATCGGTGCGGATGTTCAAGCAATGAAAGTATTAATATCTGGCGAACAAGTGGATGGCTCTGAATCTGCACCAGTTGTTGGAGTTCAAACCACAGGAGCATTAAGCACTTTGGACTTGCGTAGATTATCTTCTCGTATGTCAAGGTTAAAGCGGCCTGTTACAAGTGCCATTCTTTCAGAAGAGGACACGCTATTAGATTTAAATGCTGCCCAACCTCAACGTGAAGAAAAGCATGTTGATGAATATTTAGGAATTAAAACTGATAACTGGATTTTACCAGCAAGCCAAGGTTTGTTATTGAATAAATCACAGGCAATGGTTAAATTACAATATCGTGGAATGATGACAGAGCGCAGAAGAAACCCAAGAAACCAAACAGAAGAATTGTTTGTTTCGGATTCAATCAATTTTGCAATTATAAAACGTGATGCTCGTATTATTTACGACAAAACGCTAGCTTTTTCTTCTGTAGGATTCCCTTCATACATGGACATTGACAATCGTATTAATGTAGCATTTAACGAAGTTTAGTATTAAATTTTCAAACACATAATAAAACAGACATGTCAGAAGTTAAATTTTACAAATTAGGTCCGAACCAAAGTATCTTTTGGGACCCAACTCAAAGCGACAAAAACAACCAAAAACTTGTTTCTAACTGGTGCCTTCCATTGGAAGAAACATTAGAAATGACAACGGCAAAGCGCAATGAGCGCATCGTACCTGCTAATGAAGTTGAAGTTGCAGCCTATTACAAGAGCATTGGCAAAACAGTTCCTGTAGCAGAAGAAGGCGAAGAAGAAGGCGAAGAAAAAGTTCCTGTTAAAGCTTTTAAACCTTCTAAATAATGGGATTGGTAAGGGTTGAACTAATTGATAAGGGTACAGCTATTAATGCCTATGGTGTTGTATTATCTGGAAACGAAACACAGGATGTTGAGTTAACAGAAGGTGTGAAAGCACTTCGTTTAAGTGGATTAATCGTTTACACAGAGATACCAGATATAGTTGAAGAAAAACCAAAAACCAAAAAATAGTAAAATATTAATTTGCATAAAAAGTCACAGAATCCCGCAAGGGATTTTTGTGTTATATTTGAGTATGGCATTTGGAGAACAAACAATAGTAGCATCTGTGTATAACAGAGTGCCGTTTATTACAAATAACGGTACAAACACACCAGTCATTGAATCCTTTGCATCAGAGGTAATGGGAGAGTTGTATAAGCCATTTGGATTATTACTTGCAGACAAGTTTGATGAAACAAAATACAATCAGGCACAGAAAAGTCTAGTGGCAGATATGACAGCAATATCCTTCATCAAAAAAAGAATATTATCGAACATGGAGGGTGTGGGTGATGCAGGAGTTTCAAACACTAGGTTACTAAAAAAAGCAAAGGCAGGCGAAGTTGAAACCGAGTTTATGATAGGCAAAGCAGAAGAGGGTGTGAGGTTACAGGCAACAGCAACAACTTTGTGTGGGGAGTTAATGGCAGAAGCCAACAGGAAAGCGCTTTCAATGGGATTTATTTTAGACTTACAGTATGCCTCACCAGAGGTTATAGAAGCATATTCAAAACCGATTCAGGGATTTATAGTTGCATCATTTGACGAGGAATAAACATGGACTTACTAAGTGAGGCAGAAAAAGCAGAAGTTGCAGCAGCGATTAAGGATGTAACAGATACTTTTTTTAAGGATCAAATTACATACCAGAACATGAGTGGTACATTTTCCAGAATGGGAAACAATAACAATGCTATACCAACAAATGTGAGCTTGCTAGGCAGAGTAACCTACAAGGAAACGGATTCTCAACAAGGGGTTAAAACACTTGAAGGCATAGACGATAAACAAAGTGTTGAAATGAGGTTTAATGCCAATGATTTGCGGGATGCTAATGTAATGATTAATGATACTCCTTCATTTAACATGCACAAGGATTACTTTATATATGAAGGATTAAAATATCTATTAACAATGCTCTCACACGATGATTCAGATTTTGCAGGTAATATAATGATTGTTGTATGCACCTGTGAGCGCCAGCCTTTGTCAGCATAATGGGAAAGTCATTTAAAAAAGTAGGTGATTGGGATAAACTTCGTTATCTAAGTGTTAGCCTTCGTCAAGGGCTTATGACAGCATCTAACATATCTGTAAAAAGATTTGGGCTTATAGCAGAGAAGATAGCCAAACAGCACATATCTAGTCAAGACCTTCCATGGGCTCCTCTATCACAAGAATACAAAGCAGGAAAAAAGAAGCATGGATTTTCAGAGAAAATATTGGTGAGGACATCAACATATTTTCAGAGTATTACTGCTTGGTCAGAGGGATTGAGTGGATATGCAGGCGTAAAAAAAGGAGTTCGTGAGCCAGATGGAGAAGAAGTTGCAGACATCGCAAAAATTCACGAATACGGAAGTTCAAAGCACCCGGCAAGGCCATTGTGGCAACCAACATTCGAAGAAGCCTTTAATAAATGGAAGGCATCAGAGACACCGTTGCACATTTATAAAAGAAAAAATTTATGATATTAGGAACAGTAACACCTAGAGAAAACCTAGAAAACGGAGTATATGAGGCTATCAGAAAACACTTAGTGAGCATTGGTCGTTTGCCTAATATCGTTATACACAACACAGAGGATTCATTTAATGTGGCCTTAGGAATATTAAGGGCATCATTAGCGTTGGAAGGCAAGCAAATAATAAACGTTGTAAATGTTCAAACAACGGAAGGGCGTGACGACATGCAATTAAACACCTTTTACATTAATTACAAATCAAAGGGTAAATCAGGTGCCGTACCTAATAAAATAACACTGGAAGAAAAAACGGCAGCTAATGTACCAAGGTACGCAAAGTTATACAGGAGGGTTCGTATTACAGCTCCAGAAGACTTGGCTTATGAAGTCAGATATATGACTGATTCAAATGAGAATGATAAGTTAATGGAGCAGGGTTTAGGAATTGCAATAGGCGAATGCAATTACATTGAGGCTTTCAATAATGCAGGAACGGCACAGGGAACATTCTTAATAAGGTTTAATGGGCTTATTGATATGAGTACTGGGAGGTATTTTGACAGGATAGCAAGATATGTGATTAAGGATTCCATTATCTATGAACCAGTAGTAGTTCAAGACGATATAAAACCAGCTACAATACAGGCAGAAGTAGCACAAGTAACTACTTTTCCACCTGAGTTATAAATATTCACTAAATTTGACAAATAAATAATTAAAAACATGCCAAGACAATTAGGACAAGGTGGACCATTTACCGATGGTGATGTTGTAGATTTCAGTTCCATTTCATCAGGAGTATTAAAAGGTGCAGGAATATACATCGGACTAACAGAGAGAGGTATGCCTTTGGTTCCTCGTTTTTGCCGAAACGAAAAAGATTTTACAAAGTATTTTGGTGGAACAATTTCTCAATCAGACTTCCCTTACATGATGTTGAGGATTTTAAAAAAAGGGGTTCCATGTTGGATCATTCCTTTGTTTCAATATACAGACGTTACTGATGCAGCAAGTGTTATTGGTGTGAAGGCAACGGCAACGTTAACTGTAGGTTCAAACGCTTCTGTTTTCACAGCAAAAGAGGTAGGTGCTTGGGCAAACGCGAAGTTGAAAGTAACAATTGTGGCAGCAGCATCTGGATTAGCAGCAACAGTTGACTTAAAGGTTGAACTTGCGGGTTATCCGCAACTAACACAGGTTTACAACGACCTTCCAAATGCACCAACTGCAGACGAAAAAACATTGGCAAATTCAATGCTCCAGCTAATAGACATAGGAGTAATTACTACCTTAATTCCAGTAGGTAATGTTACACTAGCAACTGGATCAAAAGGAATGTCACCTGTAGCTGTTGATGTAGTTGGAAATTCAACCGTTAAGAATGGCATGTATATGGCTGACAATATCTATGATGCTGTTAGAATATGCACACCTTTTATTTCGTTGTCTGCTGTAGATGATGCGTTGTCAGCCTATGTAAATGACAGAAAAGACATGTTGCATTTCATGTCAACACCAGTTGGAGCAACAGCACAAGGGTGCTTAGATTATAGAAATAGAACAGGTGCTTTTAGCGGGGTTGCAATTGATTCTTGGAGGAGTGCTTTGTGGACTGGTGGTTTAAAGACTACAGATATTATTACCAGAATTCAAAAGTCGCATACAGCAATTGCGCATATTATGATGCAGCATAGCATTAAGGATGCAACGACTTCAAGTAATTTTAGTGCATCTGGATTAAATAGAGGTGTGATTGATGATGCTGATGATGTAGTTGTAGATTTTGGGTCGGCATCAAATCAAACAGATTTTGGCAACCTTTACAACGTTGGGGTTAATTGTGTAACGAAGAAATACGATGCTGACAGAGGTGGTAATGTTATCATGTTAAATGGCAACAAAACACTGTGGAAGAAAAAGCAAAAGTTGCAGAAACTAAATATTGCAGAATATATGGTTTGGCTTTATAGAGCCATTCAACCCAAAGTGGATTATAAGCAATTTGACCCGAATGATCCTATCATGTGGGCAGCACTTTTCAATAGCATTAAACCAATTTTAGAAGAATCTAAGGGCAGCAAAATGAGGGCAATATATGACTATAAATATATTGGTGACCAATTTGCAACAGAGGCAACAGCAGACCAAGTTAAATTCAACGATTTGGATGACTTGGATGCAGGAATTTACAAATTCAGAGTTTTGGTAAAGCCAATCGGTGCAGCAGAATGGATTGGATATGAAATTGGTGTTACCAATACAGGAATTAATTTTGAGGACATAATCACAGCATAATAATCATGGCAAATAAAATAAGTAATCCACTAAAGAATTTTTCCTATGTCATTTCTATAAATGGATTTGACCAAGTTCTATGTCAGAGCATTGATATGGGAGAATGGGAACGAAAAAAGAATATTCATGGTGATGGTGATAACGATATAAAAACACCTGGGCGGTTAGCTCAACCAGATATAATTATCGAGAAATTGGTACCAGCCGACATTGGGGATCCGTTTTTTTGGCTGTGGTTTTTTGCAGCTAACACTTCTGTGGCAGGCGCATTAACCAAGGACTTTATTGTTACCCAACTTTCAAAACCATTTGGAACAGCAGGCGCTATTCCTATCAGGATATGGGTAGTTGAAGGAGCATGGGTTCACAAGTTCAAACCATCAAAGATTGGTGACATGGAAGATAGTAATGCAATGGACACTGTTACATTATCGGTAAATAAAGTTCATGCGCAGAAAATATAGTTAAGTCATAGTTATATCGAGTTGTTACGCATGAAGGCCTGGTCAAATTTGATTGGGCTTTTGTGTTATATTTGAAGTGCAGCGCAAAAATGCAAAACATGGAAAACACATACACACACACAACATCATCAGGTCTGGAAGTAGAACTAAAAAGGATGAAGTCATACCACCAAGAATGGTTGACACAAGGCAGAGGATCATCAAGGTCAACGAAAACCAAAACCAACAAATCACAAAAAAATATTGATGATGTGGCAGCGGACATAGTTGTTTCGATTGACGGAGATAAAGCAATTACCTTAGATAAAATTCAATCACTTCCATCATGGGAGTTTAAAGAGATTATGCTTGTTGCTAGGTTCTATTCTTGTGACATACATTTCGCTGAAAGAATGGACGAGCACTCTAAGTACCTTGAATTGGTAAAGGGTGTAGAATTGGCCTTAAAATACAAAGAAGGTGAGTTAACGGAGGCAGACCTAACAAAAATGGATGTTTCAATTAATTACATAGAAAGTTTAACTGACTATGAAGAAGTTCCATTGTTTGAATCAACGCTTCCAGATCACTTGTTTAAGTTTACTTGGGAATGGAAAGATGGTGATGTATCAGATAAGCATTTATTTGAGATACCAATTGGCTTGTGGGACTTTGATATGGTGCCGGGTAAGGCTTTATATAAATTTGAAGAGTTGCATGATAAGGGCAGTAGTGTAAAGAAGAACAGGCTAACGCTTCCTATTTCGAAGAAATTAATTGAGTGGTCTATCTTGGATGTCAATTTAGAGAATAGGTTTAAAGGAGGGCTTAACATGGAAACTATGCACATAAACACTCCTATATCATGGCGCAATCCTGTAGAATTGGTAAAAAAAGAAACAGGCGAAGGTTACATACCAATTCAATTAAACTTGTCTAAAATGGAGATACTTGACATTGAAGAATTGCGTCACGACATCCACACAAAAGAAGGCAAGATTGATACTGTTCTGACTTTAAACCATCCTGCAAAAGACGAATTGATTAAGGTTGACATTTTCCAGGTTGTAAGTTTTTTTATCCCTTCGGGGGTAGTGTAATCGGAAACGTGTATGCTCTTAATAGGGCAGGTGCGAATTCCATTACTCCCGAAATATACAGAGAAATGTCAGTTCTTGAGGTTTTATGTTTGTTTGAGATAATTGAAGAAACATTAGAGAGTGAAAAAAAGCAGTTAGAAAACGCTAAAAATAAAAAAGAATAATATGTTTGGATCATTTGGTTCTTCTGGAAGCTTAGGAATGGGTGTTGTTCTGACATTGGTGGATGATTTTTCAGCCAATGCAGCTACAGCAGAATCTTCTATGCGAAAACTTGGGTTATCAGTAGATACTGCTGCTTCAAGAATAGACACAGGCCTTGCTAGAATTAGAAAGGGCGCATTGCAAATGGGAATTGGCTTAGCAATCCTTTTACCATTTGCAGGTGCAGCAAGTGAGGCAGCTAAGTTTGAGCATCAGTTGTCAAGCATCAGGGCGGTAACAGGTGCGACAGCCGAGCAAATGAAATTGGTGCAAGCATCCATTATGTCAGTAGGTCCTGCAATGGGATATTCTGCAAGCGAGGCGGGAAAAGGAATAGAGGAACTTGTTAAAGCAGGTGTTGACTTTACGGTTATAGCAAATGGTGGATTGCAGGATGCCTTGGATTTAGCAAGAGCAGGCGAATTAAGTTTGGAAGAAGCAGCGACACTTGCTTCTGGTGCATTAAATGCCTTTAGCAAGGACAATTTAACTTTAGCGCAAGCAGCAAATTATATGGCAGGTGCAGCAAATGTATCTGCAATATCAATGAAGGATTTTGCAGCAACATTACCTTATGTTGCCTCACAGGCTTCATTGGTAGGGGTGAACTTTAAGGATGTAAGCACAGGTGTTGCTTTATTAGGCCAGAATTTCATCAAAGGTTCTCAAGCAGGTACAACCCTTGCAAACTTTCTAGGTAGCCTTAAACCTTCTGGAATAACGGATTTGAAGTACTTTAGAATGTATGGATTAGGTAATGCTGAGTTGATAAAGGGCACTGATGGATTAAGACAGTCAATGGGAAAGACGAGTTCTGTTTTCTACGACCAAAATGAAAAGATAAAATCATTAGCCGAAATAGCTGAAATTTTACGCGAGAAATTTAAAGGGTTATCCGAACTACAATTGCAATCAAAATTAGAGCATATTTTTGGTGCTCAATCAGTGGCAGCAGCAATTGTTTTAATGAAGGCAGGTGCCGAGGGAGTTAATAAGATGGAAAAAGAAATTGCCAAAATTACTGCCCATCAAGTTGCAATGGAAAGGCTTAATAATTTACTTGGCCAGTGGAGCGTTTTTAAAGCAGAGTTTAATAAAACTGCAATTGTTATAGGCACAATGTTTTTGCCTGTTTTAAGAGTAGCTACTTCGTTGTTATTACAACTGAACAAGGCATTACTTTGGATAGCATCAACACCATTAGGCGAGTTTGCTTTAAAGGTGTTGGCAGGTGCCGGGGCTATGATTGCGCTTGCAGGTGCTTTTAATGTTGTAAAGGGCGCAATAATGATAATGTGGGCAAGTGCTTCTCCTGCTTTAGCAGGTATGTGGGCAGCGTTGCTTCCATTGCTTCCAATATTACTTCCATTGGGTGCAGCGATTTACTTGATGGTTAAAGAGTGGAGAGCCTTTAATGAAGTTGTAAAAACAGGAACAGTTAATGAGGGTTGGTTAGGATTTTTGGAGCGAACAGGTGCTGCGTTAACAGCTATTGTTGCAGCATGGAATTCGTGGAACGGAGAAACATTTAACCTTGGAGGCAATGAGGATACTTTTGCTAAAATGGGAATCCTTGAAGATATGCAAAACTTAGGAACGTGGGTGATTAGAATTAAGAGTTTTTTTGATGGTTTTTTTGATTCTATTAAGACAGGTTGGACAGTTGTAGGAGATATGTTTACTGGCTTATACGATAACATGTTGAAACCAATGTTTGATGCCCTTGGTATTGATATGAAGAAGTTATTTGGTTCAACAGACATGTGGAAAATGGTTGGTCAAGTAATTGGTTGGATTGTTGGAGGACCATTAATGTTGCTAGGTGCAGCACTTGCAGGAATCGGATATATAGTAAGTGGAATTGTAGGAACAATTGGTGCATTAGTATATGGTATTGGCGAGTTGTTTATGTTCATAGGTTCTGCAATAGCAGACCTGTTTGACTGGATAGCAGGAACAAGTGTGTTTGCCACATTACTAGAACCGTTTAAGTTAATTCTTATGGCAATTGATGCCATAACAGGAACAAATATGGCAGGCAGTATTGGCGAAGTTCAACCTGCTTATTCAGGGGGTTCTTCTGGCAAAGTAAACGAACTAATTAATAACAACTCATTCATGAAAGCGCAGCCTCATGTTGTTCAAAATACGTTTGATAAATCTGTGACTAAAACAGATTCAGTCCAGGTTAATCTTCACATGGATGGTGATGTTATGTATAAGAAGTTTGTAAAATTAGGTGATCAAGATAACGCAAGGCAGTAGATGAAAGATATATACACAGGCGAGCAGTTGTTTATCATAGCCATAAATTCACTAGCAAAATTAGGCGTTCAATATATCCCTTTGGAATTGGTTTTGACATCCACTCCAAATGTTCAAACAGTATTTGTTGTTGGAAGAAACAATCCATTTTATCAATACAATAGTGGGGAAGATTCATTAATGTTATCCCTTGACTTTCATGCACAGGAGCAGGATTTTAGTGATGTAAAAGCAAAGTGCGATTGGTTAAGGTCATTGAGGTATAATTCCAAAACGGGTGGATCAGAAAAAATAAAATTGGTTTATGGCAATCTGTTTTTAAAAGAAGTGTGGGTAATTAAAAATTGTGTAATAAAATACAGTCATTTTCACCGAGAAAAGGCTTTGCTTCCAAAACAAGCATTTGTTGAATTAAGCTTAGGACTGGATGGAATTAGTACAGGAACTTTTGATGCTAGTTATGAGCCACAACCAATATATAGGGAGGATATTTCAGGATGATAAAACTTCCATTTAATAACGTTTTTAGTTTGGGCAAAGTAATTTCTTTTACTGACAATACATTTATGCTTGTTCGCGAACCATTAACTATTGAAGGCAAATTGGGGGACAAATACTACACTGTGAAAATGGGTGACAGGCTAGAGCAATTAGCATGGCTTCATTGGAGGAAGAAAATTGAAGGCGCTCAGTTTTACTGGTTTGTTTTGGCCGATGCAAATAAAATTATTAACCCATTAGATTTGACAGATTGGGTTGGCAAAGAAATATTGATACCAGATATAATGCGAATTAAACTTGAATACGATATATGAGATTGCAAGCATTTTGTAAGGTAAGAATTATATATGCAGGTGGCTTCATGGATATATCAGAGCGCATTGAATCGTTTAAATTTAGACAGTCAATTAAAAAGGATAACATATTAGAATTAAAGATAAAGAAGGACTATGTGCCAAATTTAATTGATGATAAAAATATTGTTAATGGCAATGTAATTATGTTTCATTGGGGTTTTGTTGGTGGCAGTGTTTCAAGGGTTCATAGAGTGAGGTTGCAAGACCCTGTTACTAGTTACGGAGAAAGAGTTAGTTTGACCATTAAGGGAATTGATGTTGGCAACACAATGAAGAAATCATCCATTCAGGATGTTTACGGAACCTCACAGACTAAAAACTTTGAGGCAGAAATATTGAAACCTATAGCAGATAAATATGGCCTTAAACTAAAGGTAAGCAGCCAAGAACTAAAAACGATTAATTCAGACAGCATTGGTCCTATTTCTGGTCGGGATGAATTAAATTATTTAAGGGGAATTGCACTATCAAATAACTTTATGTGTTATGTTGATAGTGATATGTTGGTGTTTAAGAAAAGGGATTTAGCGCAAAAATCATCAAAGACATTTGTATATGGCGATGGAAAGGGGACAGTAATTTCTTTTAATCCGCAAATAAACGAAACAACTTCTGGGAGCACAACAGGCAACACAGCAATAAATTCAGTTGATCCGTTAACTGGAAAAACCAATAACGTTGTTGGACTACCAACAGAAACATCACTTGGAAAATACACACCGCTATACAATGAAGATGCAATTGCAGTGGGTGAAAACAAATTTGCAGGAGCAGGTTTAGATGGGATAAATGGAAACAAGAAAAACATTCCAACACCAGATGCAACCTATTCAGCAACTAAGGCCAATAAGCTAGCATCAGATTTAGCCTTAAAACAGATAACTGCAGACTTATCTGTATTGGGTGATCCATTAATCGAAACAGATAAAATAATAACAATGGCAGGAGTTTCAAAGAAGGATAGTGGCAACTGGTATGTAGAAGAAATTTCACATTCATTTTCTGCAAGTGAGCCATATATTACAACATTTAGTTTGAACAAGAATGCAACAGCATCACCTAGCATAATTAATGCAGATGAAAAAAATGATGTTAATAAAAGCACAGGTCCAGACAAGTCAGCTAACAGTAAAGAGGTTCCGCAATATGATCAAAACGGAAATTTAATTAATCCGTTAAAAAGTTTTGGGGGGACTTGGTAAATGAGTTGGATAATAGAACTAAGACGAACTTTGTCAGAACACGGCTTAGAATTTTTTAACAAATACTATGGGGTTTATAGGGGATTTGTTGTTGACAATAACGATCCAGATAATTTAGGCAGAGTAACGCTAAAAGTACCCACTATTTGGGGTTTAAAATCTTATGATTATTGGGCTTGGTCAAGAGGTCAATATGCTTATGTAATTCCAGAGGTTGGGGACATGGTATGGGTGTCATTTGAAAACGGTAACTCGAAATATCCAATATGGGAATATGCCCACTGGAATAATGAAAGAAAGATTCCAGAAGTGGCAAAAACGATTAAGCAAAAAGTGTTTCAGGTGCCCAACGGTATGCGAATAGTTTTTGATGAAGAAAGCAATTTTATTCAAGTGTTTCATTCAGATAAAAGGGTGTTTGAAATAAACGAGGAGGGAATATCATTAGGTTCTACAAAGGCAAGTAAATTCCATGCATTGCTTGGTGAAGAAACAGAGGAATGCATGGAAAAACTGCGCGAAGATTTAAGTGGATTGATTAAGGCGCTTAATACATATTCAACAGCACAGGTAACAGCAACGGCATCATCTGGAATTCTTGCACCTTTGAGCGCAGGATATACTTCGTTAATTACTGAATTAATACCAACTATTGCATCACTTGAAGTTCTTAAAGAAAAAATTAAAGGCATAAAATCATCAATCATAACACTGGACAAATAAATGAAAAAGGATATAAACAATATACCATACGAATTTATAACCGTTGAATGGATATATGAACAGTTGCAGGTCATCAACATTAATGATGATGGTAAATGGAACGACTCAACTAAGGCTGCAATTGATACTTACAACATGCAATTTGCCAAGTTAATTTACAATTTGTTTAAGCGAGGATTAGGAATAATTGAGGGTGTAAATAGTGAATATGCGATAGCAGGTTTTGACTTTAATATACAAGAGGTAAACGATGGAAAAGGTCTAAATAAAACTGACCTTCAATCATACAAAGAAAAAGTAAATGATTCCTTTGAAGGATTAAATAATACTATTAAATCTATTATATTATTGCAAAATGGTTTACAGGAGATATTAGACCTGCTTGAATATACATTAAGCGGTCAAATTACAGCAATAAATTCAGCACTTAATATTATTAACAATGAGAGGTTATCAGTCATAAGGGCATACGATATTTCAGGAAATCCAACTGTTTTGCCAATAGCATGTGATGGTAATATATTTATTTTAAAATATGGTTGTAAAGAATTGATTGTTGGTCCTTATTGGCAATTAGAATCCGTTGTTGTTCCTATTTGACAGTTAGAATAATAATAATTTTTAATTAAATTTGATAATGATTAATCTTTCATATTTAGGTGGTGCAGAAAAATGGCCGACAGAATTAAATTCGTCAGGACAAGTGATGCTTACATCCGAATTAGATTTGATTGAACAGTCCATCATAAGGTATTTAAGTTGCCCTTATGGTACGGAGTTTTTTAATGGTGAAACAGGTTCACGAATTGGACAGCTACAATACGAACTTAACGACAATGTATTGCAGGTGCTATTGGACACGGTAATTAGTGAAACAATTGACAGATATGAAGGAAGGGTTAAGTATGTTACCACAGAATTTGAGAAAGAACCAGATGACGACACTAAAATATTATGTATTATTTCAGTGATGGTTTTGTCAAAAAATAAAATACATTCATTTATTTGGCCTTATTATAACGTAGAAGAATGAAATTAAATAACACTTGGATTGGTTATGTTGAAAGAACTATAGTTCAAACTAAAGCAGCCATACTTGCAAAGATTACTAATCCTATAACTGGTATTCCAGAAATGACGGATCACACAGATAGCAATCCGTGGATTAAAACTATAAACATTTGGACTGGATTAATGGAATTGTTACACTTCTATCTTGACAATGCAGCAAGGGAGGTGTTTTTACCAGTTAGCAGGCAATACAAGTCAGCGGCATTGATTGCACAACTATTTGACTATAGAATAAGGGGGATGATAGCATCAACAGTTGATCTAACATTTAAGCTAAACAGTACTTCGGGAACGTTAGTGAGCATCCCTTCGGGTACAGAGGTTCAGACAGCTTCTGGTGTGAGATTCTTTACCCAAGGGGCTGCAAGCATTGAAATAGGGCAAACAGAAGTAGTAATTAGCGCAGCAAATCTTATTCCCGTACCAATAGCAGTTGCAGGAATATCTAACGGAGGACCAGACCAAAAAATGGTATTGATAGCCGACATTGCGGACCTCAATATTATTATAATAATTTTGGGCGTTCAATGGACTGTAAAGGAAACATTGGCTTATTCAGTTCCAAGCGACCTTGACTGTGTTGTTGGAATGAATGAATTAGGCAATACACAGATAACATTTGGTGATGGAAAAAACGGCTAC